AGCCGAATAGCCACATGTTATCTTCGGACCAGTTGTTGATAAGTTAATGCGTTTCCGTCCAATCGGATGGTACGGCGTACTTGGATGGGCACGTTACCGTGAACCTTCTCTTGTTCGTATTGAATCAACTTCTTCAATCCACACTGCGTAACAACTAAATAACTGATAAGGGCGGGGTTAAGCACGGCCTGAAATTATGGCCCCACTCCCGCCCCTATCTCTAACAAGGAGAAATACAATTTATCAATTCACACCACCTACGGTTGACGAAACACCAGCAGGATTTGGCAGATTGATGTGGCGTTATCGTATTGCTCGCGGAGATAGCATCCTTGTTAATGGAACAGTAGTAACTCGTCTTCGCACCCCAGGAGTAGACCAAGTGGCAGAGGCGGATTACGCCTACCTTGGTGGACACATCTACCCAATCTCAGATGTAGAACGAACAATTTTAATTAATGCTGGCTACGCCGCAAACATTACAACAGTCTAAGGGGAGCCATGAATCCAGGTAGATACAACCTCACTGTATATAAAGGCACCACCTTTGACCTTAAGCCAGTATGGAAAATTGGTGGAGTACCAGTTGACCTAACAAATTATACAGCCGATATGCAAGTACGGTATGCAACAGATACCGCAATTATTATTGAACTTTCAACCTCCAATGGCCGTGCCACTATTGATGCTGCCTATGGACGAATCAACCTTCACATATCTGCCACAGATACTACTGCGCTAACAGCAGGCACATACCAGTACGACTTAAATTTAACTAACACAATAGACTCAACTGTATACAAAATTCTTCAGGGAGTATTTATTGTTAATCCGAGCGTGACTCAATGACATCTACTCCAGATACAATTTCAATTGTAGAAATTCCTACTACTGTTAATGTCTACGACATCGCTGTTACACAACTTGATACTGTAGAATTAGGCCCAATCGGTCCACAAGGACCAACAGGTTACCAAGGTATTCAAGGTAGCACTGGAATTACTGGAGCAACAGGAAGCACAGGTGCAATCGGTGGAACTGGAGCAACTGGTACAACAGGATATACAGGAGCCACAGGCTCTACAGGAGCAGTTGGAACAACGGGTTCAACTGGCACTACGGGTAGCACTGGCCAAACTGGACCTACTGGAAGCACGGGTAGTACAGGAGCCGTTGGCAACACTGGAACGACAGGCACCACAGGTTCTACTGGCCCAACAGGTTCTGTTGGAAATACAGGGTCTACTGGACCCACAGGGTCAACTGGAATAACTGGAAGTACAGGGCCGACAGGCGCTGTTGGTAACACAGGTAGTACAGGCAACACAGGTTCTCAAGGTAACACTGGTCCAACTGGTTCTACAGGTGCCATTGGTAATACAGGCTCTCAAGGCAATACTGGCGCAACAGGAGTTACAGGTCCTACAGGTACCACAGGAGCCACAGGAAACACTGGTGCCACTGGCAATACTGGAGCCCAGGGTAATACAGGCTCACAGGGCATTACAGGCCCTACAGGGGCCATCGGAGCGACAGGTGCTATTGGTAATACTGGTTCTACTGGTGCCATTGGTGCCACTGGCGCTATCGGTAATACAGGGTCTACAGGACCAACAGGTTCTACAGGAACTACTGGTTCAACAGGAACCACTGGTCCTACAGGCCCAACAGGATTAACTGGCAATACAGGCGCAACAGGTAACACTGGCGCAGGTGTAACTGGAGCCACTGGTTCTACAGGTGCTGGCGGAGCGTTGGGTTATTACGGTTCATTTTACAGCACAGCAACTCAAACATTGTCAGCAGCAAATACGCCAACAACAATTACTCTTAATACAACCGCTGAAAACAATGGCGTTACCGTTGGCAGCCCAACTTCTCGTGTTGTCTTTGGCTATGCTGGAACGTATAACATTCAATTTTCAGCACAGGTAAATACATCTGGAACTGCAAATGCAAATTTCTGGATACGTAAAAATGGTACAGATGTAACTTGGACCAATGGCGAAGTAGATACATCTAACCAAAATCATTACGTACTGCCTGCTTGGAACTATGTAATGACGTTAGCGGCTAATGATTACATAGAATTTGTTTGGATGAGCAATTCATCATCCTCAATGCTTTTGGCACAAACAGCCACAACTTCACCTAACTCCCCAGCAGTTCCCTCAATGATTGTAACCGCACAGCAAGTAATGTACACACAACTTGGACCGACGGGAGCAACGGGTGCCACAGGAGCCACAGGAACAAATGGGTCTACGGGAGCGACGGGCAGCACAGGACCAACAGGGCCACAAGGGTCAACAGGCTTAACTGGTAACACAGGCGCAACAGGTTCAACAGGAACTAGCGGTACTACTGGCCCTACAGGTCCTACTGGCGCAGCAGGTAATACGGGAAGCACAGGGTCCACAGGTAGCACGGGTGCTACAGGCGCAGCCAACCTTTATGACATACTAATGCTCGGCGGTATGTGATACACTTATACCATGAAGATTGCTGTCTACGCAATATCAAAGAATGAGATACTTCATGCGCAACGTTGGGCGAAGGCTACTGCTGGTGCCGACTATCGTATTGTTGCTGATACTGGCAGCACAGATGGCACACAAGAAGCGCTTAAAGAACTGGGAATAACAGTTCATCAAATCCACGTCAAACCATTTAGGTTTGATATGGCCCGTAATGCCGCACTTGCTTTAGTTCCAGATGATGCCGATGTATGTCTTATCTTAGATTTAGATGAAGTTCCAGAACCAAAGTTTTTTGACAAGGTACGTAAGGCTTGGAAGCCTGGTGCAGACCTTGGTTGGATTTCTATGAAGACAGATGAAAACAAATGGGAAAGAGATAGAATCCACTCCCGTTGGAATTGGCATTGGAAATATCCATGCCATGAGGTAAACATTTGGTATGGGGAACATGACCCAACTGATTGTGACATACGCCACGCAGTAATTGAACATTTGCCAGATAACAAAAAATCCCGTGGTCAATACATAGAACTACTTGAACGGGCTGTTAAAGAATTTCCTACTGACCCACGCATGTGGGCATACATGTGCAGAGAATATTTCTTCTACCAAAAATGGGAAGAAGTTATTAAGGCTGCTGCTAACAAACTAGAGAATCAAGGTTGGGATGTTGAAAGTGCCGCTGTCTGCCGATGGGCAGGAGAAGCAGCACACCAACTTGGCAACCAAGAGGATGCAAGAGTTTGGTATGACAAGGGAAGAGATATTCTTCCCATGCAGGGTGAGCCGCAATTTGGTGTGGCAATGGATGCTTACCGAAAACAAGAATGGCAGCGTTGTTTAGATGCCGCTCTTAACACTTTGGAGTCTCCTCGCTCCAACCATTACTGCTACGAATCAGCAGTCTGGGATTGGAAAGCCTACGACTTGGCAGGCATCGCTGCTTACAACCTCAAGCATATTGACGAAGCAATAACGTTTACACGACATGCCGTCAAGGCCAATGGGCCAGAAACAGAACGTATCCAACGTAACCTAGATTTCTTTAAGAAAGTAAAAGATGACACACAAACACGAATTAAAAGAAATTGAGTTTGGACTTGATAAAAATACAAACTGGGTTTCTATATACCTTTGCAAAGAATGTGACATCCGCTCTGAGGTTCCTTTCCCAACCGACGTTCAAGAGTCGGACCATTGGCAGCATGATAGTTATGTTGATGGTTGCTTTACTTGTAAAGTCCTTACCCTACAAGTAAACACTGGTGATGCTGGCAGGGCAGAATCAATGACTGCTAAGAAATGGGATGGCGAATTACAAGCCTACCGTAATGCTAGAGCAGAAGGCATCCAACCAGCAGGTACAACCATGAAAGCAATTAACGAAGCAAAGGCCGCTAGTGACAAACTAGGCGCAGCATATAACGCTGATGTAATGCCATCAGCAGACAAGATTACCAAGCAAAGCGCTTCGGTATTAAAACACACAGGGGATATCTAATGGCAATGGCAAAAAAGATAACCAAGGCTAAGGCTTATGCTGCAGCAGAAAAAGTTGAATCCAAGTCTGAGAAGGCTAAGGAACTTAAAAAAGGAATGTCAATATTAAAAGGCAAGAAGAAGTAAATGGCAGCAGCGAAAAAGGGAATGGGCTTTGCGAAGGCCCAAGCAGGAATTGCCAAGAAGCAAGGGATTCCAATGGAACGTGCTGGTGCAATCCTCGCCTCAGCAACACGAAAGGCCAGCCCCGCAGCAAAGAAGGCTAATCCAAATTTGAAGAAAGTCCTACCAGCAAAGAAAGGTAAATAACATGTGCGTTGAATGTGGATGTAACTCAACAGCAGTTGGCAAGTTGAATGACAAACTAACAGGCAAGCCTACAAAATCTCCATACGGAGAATATGAAGGCGTTGGCGGAACTAAGTAATTATCTTTTCTAAGAAGGGAAAGCAATGGCATTAACGGATGGCAGGACTACTGTTTATCATTTGAATCGTTTGGCAGGTACTCTCATTGGGGATTTACCACAATACGATTTTAATGGTGCTGCAAATATCTGGGCTTTCAACGTAACGGGTAAAAGATATTCCCGTGGCATTGATGCCCTTAACCAGATTTATGCTTTCCGCAATAGTGGTGTCAATTTTCAATATGACACTCCTGGTGCTTTCAATGCCCTTGCTGGCACATTTGGTCTTGGCGAGGCAGAAGCAGCAAGAAGGATTACTTCGTGACAACTTTTATTGATTTAATTAATGAGACAAACCTAGCATTAACTGGTTATACAAACCGCCAGGACCAGGCTACATACCTAACATCTCCAATGACTTCAACAGATACTTCATTTGTTGTAGCAGATGGAACAGTATTAACTCGTGGTCTAGTAGAAATAGACGACGAATTAATCTGGGTAGATTCATTTGACCGTACTACAAATACGGCAACAATCCCTGCTTATGGCAGAGGCTTTCGTGACACCACAGCAGCGTCTCACTCCGCTGGCACTCGTGTAACCATCGCGCCTTCCTTTCCGCGAAGTGTCATCCGACGAAACCTTAACCTAGCAATTGATGGAGTTTACCCAGATTTGTTCGGTACCTTCTATACAATTTTTAACTGGCAAGCAGCACGTACTACCTATGTACTTCCTAATGAAGCGGTAGATGTACTCGGAGCCTCATGGCAAACTATTGGCCCATCAAGAGAATGGCTACCAGTACGCCACTATCGTGTAGACAGAATGGCTAACCCGCTTTATTGGAATAGCGGTAAGACTATCTCTATCCGTGAAGGCATTATTCCAGGCCGTCCAGTAATGATTACTTACACCAAGAAGCCAACAGTACTTCAATATGATACTGATGATTTTACAATGACTGGTCTATCTGACTCAGCCCGTGAAGTAATTATCCTTGGCGCTGCCTACCGTACAGCAATGTACTTAGACCTTGGCCGTATACCTGCTGCTACAGCCGAAGCAGATGCCCAGCAAGGCAATGACCCAGTTGGCTCAGCAGCCAACATTGGCAGAGTATTACAACAGATGTACCAGCAACGTCTCCTTGTGGAAGTACGTCGCATGCAAGAACAATTCCCACCACGCACGCACTACACAAGTTAAGGAAGGCCCATGGCAACCAGATACTACAGCGCTATTGCGCAAGATACCACCGTCACTGGAAACATTACTAACTCACAAACAAGCGTTGTTGTTAGTGCCGTTGTGGGTTTCCCATCAAGTTTCCCATATATTCTAGCGTTAGACTACAACGCTTCATCCGAAGAACTTGTTAAGGTAACGGCCGCTTCTGGCACTACCCTTACAATTGTTCGTGCTTTCAATGGTACAACTGCAGTATCCCATAACACAGGTGCTGTAGTTCGTCACGTAATTACAGCACAGGATATGACAGATGCTCAAGCGCACTATGACACAGCCCTTAGTGCTGGCGCACATGGCATTACTGGCGCACTAGCAACCTTCTTTGGCTCAACAACTTCTGCCAACTTAGCATCAGTAGTAACTGACGAAACTGGTTCTGGCTCTTTAGTTTTTGCCACAAGCCCATCTTTAACTACACCAACGGTTTCTGGTGCTTCTATCACAGGTTCTAAATTTACCATTGGCCTAAATGCCCAAACTGGTACAACTTATACTTTGGTAGCAACCGACCAAGATAAGTTAGTTACTTTGTCTAACGCGGGAGCAATCACTTTAACTGTACCAGCAGCCATTTTTAGCGCTGGAGCAGTAATCAATATTCAACAAATTGGAGCAGGTCAAGTAACCGTTGCTGGTGATGGAACATCAACCGTAACTGGCACTGGTACCAAACTACGCGCCCAGTATTCAGCGGCTTCAATTGTTTGTACCGCATCTAATACCTTTACCTTGATAGGAGATATTGCGTAATGGCAACAACCTATAAGGTTCTAGGTCAAGTCGCTCCAACAGCGGCAACAGCAACTACCCTTTATACCGTACCTGCTTCAACTTCAACCGTTGTATCTACCTTAAACGCTACCAATACCAGCGGTACGGCAGATACAATACGTATCGCAATTCGCCCCGCTGGAGCAACATTAGCCAACTTACACTATCTTGCTTATGGTATAGTGGTACCTGGCGGTTCGGTATTCAGTATCCAAGCAGGAGTTACGCTGGCTACAACGGATGTTGTAACTGTTTATTCAACCAACGGAACGTCATCCTTTTCGGCTTTCGGAAGCGAGATTTCATAATGGCTGTCAGTTTAATAACAACCCCAATCTCCGCAATCGCATCGGTAGCGGTTAATGCTCAAACTGCTTCATATACTTTTGTTGCTTCGGATGCTAACAACACCCTTGTTACTTTGGCTAACGCCTCTGCTAACACAGCAACCATTCCACCTAACTCATCAGTAGCATTTCCTGTTGGCACTGTGTTAAACTTGGCACAGACTGGTGCTGGTGCTACAACTATTACTCAAGGAAGCGGTGTAACTATTACTTCTATCGGAGCAACGGCAACTGCACCCAAAACTCGCGTACAATATTCAGCCTGTTCAGCAATTCAAACCAGCGCAAATAACTGGTTAGTGATTGGAGACCTCGCCTAATGACTCCGATGCTAGGAATTATGGCTAGCTCTATCAGCGGCAGCAAAGCCATAACTGGTAACTACTACTCCATTGCTACGGCTTTGGGAACTGGGTCATCTGGAACAATTACCTTTTCATCCATCCCATCAACTTACACTCACTTGCAACTTAGAATTTCGGCTCGAACAAGTGCTTCATCCATCGCAATCACAACCACTCTAAATAGCGACACCGCGACAAACTACGCGCAACATTATCTTTATGCAGATGGTTCTACCGTTGCTGCAGGAGTGCCAGGCAGCGCTCAAAACGGAATTGTTTATGTTTACGCCGCTGGCTCTGGGCAACTAGCAAATTCTTATGGCGTAAACATCATAGACATATTGGATTACACCAACACAAATAAATACAAAACTACCAGAATGATAAGCGGCTATGATGTAAATGGCGCATCTGGACTGATTCAGCAAAGTTCGGGATTATGGATGAACACATCAGCGATAAATAGAATTGACCTAGTTTCATCTGGCAATTTTACAACCGCATCAACTTTTGCACTTTATGGGGTGAAATAATATGGCATCAGCGGCTACCTATGTACCGATTGCGACATTTACTGCATCAGGTTCAGTAAGTGATTATGAGTTTACTTCAATTCCTGGCACTTATACAGACTTAGTTATTGTCTGCCAAGGTCGTACTGCTAACTCTGTATCAGAACAGGCTATTTCGGTTTATCTAAACTATGATTTTACTGGATTAGGCAGTTTTACAGAACTACGCGGAGATGGTTCATCTGCTACATCTAGCCGAGTAACAGGCACATCAGGCATTAGAGTTGGCTACTTTGCTGGAGCATCAGCCGCATCAGGAGTAGTTGGTCAGTGCATTTTTAGCGTTATGAACTACGCTAATACAACAACTTATAAAACTTTAATTGCACGAGGTGGTGTTGCATCATCAAGCACAACTGCTGAAGTTGGGTTATTTCGCTCTACATCTGCAATTACTCGCGTTGGTATCGCTACTTTTGGTGCTGGCAATTATGTTGCTGGCTCAACTTTTATTCTCTACGGAATCTTGGGTGCATAACTAATGGCTAGTTCAACTATGACTTTGATTTCATCTTATACATCACCTAGCGGCGGCGTTGCGAACTACACTTTCTCATCTATTCCACAAACATATACAGATTTGTTAATGAAATTCAGTTTTCGTGGAGATGTTGCTGGCAATATCCGTTACGATTATGAATTAACTTTTAATGGAAATGGCTCTAATTATTCAAATAAATTTATATATGGAAGTGGCACAACTTCAGCCAGCGGAATTGGAAATTCAACAACTATTGGACCAGGAATAGATATGGATGGTCCAACCGCTACCGCTAATACTTTTTCAACATCTGAAGTTTATATTCCAAATTATACTGGAAGCAACTATAAATCTGTATCTATTGATGGCGCATCTGAAAATAATGGAACCGCCCTTCTTGGTTTTAGTGCTGGTTTATGGAGTAATACGGCAGCAATAACTTCAATTCTTGTAACACCAAATTCGGGCAACTTCGTCCAGTACTCAACCTTCTATCTATACGGCATCAAAAATAGTTAGTGTATAATAAATATATGCCTAGAGGACGAGTAATACAACACGAGCATTGCACAATTATTACTAAAGATAATCGTAAATGCCTAAAACCACATTGTGCAAAAGGTATGTGCCAAATGCACTACAAAAGGGTGAAATTATATGGCAATCCATTTGCTAGACCCAAAGGGCATAAAGGTATTAGGAAAACTTACAAAGCAGTTTCAGCATTAGGGCATCCGAACTCAGATTCTAAAGGTTGGATTGATGAACATCGTTTGATTATGTCTAATTTTCTAGGCAGACCTTTAGTTGCTGGTGAAAATGTGCATCATAAAAACGGCGATAGGAAAGATAATAGAATAGAAAATCTTGAACTTTGGAATACAAGCCAACCTCAAGGTCAGCGTATTGAGGACAAGATTCAATATGCTTTAGAAATACTCAATCAATATGCACCACAATTACTAAAGGAGAAACAATGGCAAATCCAATCGCAGTAGAAGTAAACTGCACCACAGGCGAAGTAACCGAGCGCGAACTGACTGACGCGGAAGTTGCTGACCGAGCAGTAGCAGCCCAGGCAGCAGCAGACCAACAGGCAGCGCGTGAGGCTGAGGATAAAGCGAAGGCTGATGCTAAGGCATCTGCTCTGGCTAAACTCACTGCACTCGGATTAACTGCCGATGAAGCAGCAGCAATTCTCTAAGTAACACAAAGCATTACCAACCCCGCTACGGCGGGGTTTTTTATTGGAACAAACTAAGGAGACAGAATGGCATTAGGCGACGACGGATTTCGGCACATTGCAGAACGCCCAACCGACCCAATAGGTCAGCCACCAAATGCTGGTTCCACCTATGTTAATACTAGCAACCAATACGATGTAGCAGTTGCTGGCTTACCATTCTTCTTAGGCCCTTCAAAAGAATACCCATACAAGCGTGAGACTGCGCAATACCGTAAGCAACAGATTGACCAGCAGAAAGAACCAGGCGAGCAAACCCTTACAGGTTGGTGGCTTCGTAGTCAATCTTCTTTTAATTATGGTGCTGGTATTCGCTATGAAGAACCAGTTGAAGGCGCAACCGTAGGACAACGCTTTAATAAATCTGCTGGTGTAGATGTATTCAATACAGGCAAGGTAACTTTACTGCCAGATGTAACCAAACTATCTACCTCTGTAACTGATGGGGTAAAGATGGTTGGCGGTGTTGATACTGCTGGAGTAGATGTAGTTATCTGGGCAGATGGTGCAAACCTTTACCGCACAATTGCGGCTGGCACTACCACAATTTTGACATGGGGCGGCTCAGGTACAATCTTTTCAGTAGCCCAAGACGGTGTTAACTACTACGCTGCTAATGCCACAGGCATATATAAGGGTCCACTTACAGGTGGCTCAAGCGGTACTTCAGTATTTACCCACCCAGCATCAGTTGGAACTGTAACTACAGTAAGCATGGGCTGGGTTAAACAACGCCTAGTTGCTGGCGTAAACAACTATCTTTTTGAAGTAACCCCTATTGTTTCTTATGCAGTTAGTGCTGCATTATTAGCAAATAACATAGTAACACTTACAACATCAACAGCACATAATATGTCAGTTGGTAGTCAAATAACCGTAGCCAGCCTTACTTCTCCATACAATGGCACTTGGTCGGTAACTGATGTTACCCCTACAACTGTTTCTTATTATCACAATAATGCCGACGTAGCCTTTGCCAATGGTTTAACAGGCACAGTAGTCCTTGCATCTAATAATAATGTTCCTATCTATGCTCACCCAAATAGCACATGGATATGGACTGGTATTTGCGAAGGGCCTAACGCCATCTATGTGGCTGGCTATGCTGGTGATTCATCAACCGTGTATCGTCTTTCCCTTGATACAAGTGGTGCTATCCCATTGTTAACCAAAGCACTTACGGCTGCTGATATGCCAAAGGGTGAACTTATCTACGCCATGGGCGCATACATCGGCAAGTTTATGGTTTTCGGTACTAATAAAGGCATCAGAGTAGGACAGATAGACACCTCTGGTTTCGTATCTTCAGGCTATATAACTTACGGCCCACTCACAGTAGTAACCAACGGCTATGACCCAGCCACAGGCACAAGCCTTGCTGGTTATGCCTGTAAATCTATTACCTTTAATGACCGCTATGCCTACTGCACAGTAACTAACTACATTGATACTGATGGCACAGGCACAACTCTAAACTCAGGGCTAGTCAAGATTGACCTAAGTAAAGAAATAGCACCTAACCAAATGGCTTATGCCACCCACCTTCAAGTGCCAAGCACTGCTGAAGCAAGTGCTGTATGTATGATTGGCTCAACAAACAAGTTGGCTATCGGCGTTAAGGCTGTTGGAGTTTACTTCCAAGCCAGCACTTTAGTTACCAGTGGCTACCTACAGACAGGTCAGATTCGCTACTTCACTCTTGAAGACAAGCACTTTGAATTAATCAAACTACGCCAGACCCAGCCAATGGTAGGCAGATTAAAGTTAACAGTGATTAACTCAGATGGCACAACTGCTGACATTATGACAGTTGATAATACTTTTGACTTCACTCAAGACATTACTGGTATGGATACTCAAGACGTATATCCAAAAGAATCCTTGGCCCTGCGTTTTACTATGTATTCATCAACAAGCCAAGCAGTCGGTACTGAAGACTCATTCAATGGCTATCAACTAAAGGCTTTGCCTGCAGTTAAGCGCCAGAGAATCATCACCCTACCGCTTATGTGCTATGACTTTGAAGGCGATAGATACAACATGAGTACAGGATATGAAGGCCGTGCGGCTGAACGTATCCAATCACTAGAAGAAATTGAATCTGGTGGAGATGTAGTTACCCTTCAAGACTTTACCAATAACGAAACAGTCCGTGGAGTTATTGAAAGCATTACCTTCATCCGCATGACACCGCCTGAGCGTCGCTTCAAGGGCTTTGGTGGAATGTTAATTGCTCAATTCAGAACCGTATAGGGAGAACCGCTTTGTCATCAAATACCGCTACCGTTGTTTACTCTTACTTCTTCGTAGGCATCACTATACTTGCTGGCTTTAGCCTTGTTGCTAGACACACCATCACCAAGTACACCGAAGAACTTAAAGACAAGTTGAACCGTATTGAATACGCCCTATACAACGACGGACATACGGGCTTGATTAACAAGGTAGACCAACTGATTGAAAACCAGAACATCATTAAGGTTGACGTAGAAGTAATGAAAGCAAAGGCGGAACTTTGAGCCAAGCAGCAGACTTTGTAGCCAAGGCACGTGCTGAGATAGGCACGATTGAGACTGGCAACAACCTAACTAAGTATGGCAAATTCACAGGGCACGATGGACAGCCTTGGTGCGGTTCATTCGTCATGTGGTGTTCTGCACAGGTAGCCTTCAAGGCTATGCCCAACTGCGTCTATACCCCAGCAGGTGTAGCAGCCTTTCAAGGCAAAGGCCTATGGGCTAACCATGAGACAGCCAAGCCTAAGCCTGGTGACATTGTATTCTTTTCATTTGATGGCAAGGGCTGCGAGCATGTAGGCATTGTGGTTAAAGACAATGGCGATGGCACGATAGTAACCGTTGAAGGCAACACTAGCCCTGACAAAAAACCTACTGGTAGCCAAGCAAATGGTGGCGAAGTTTGCCTTAAGACACGAGCATATCAGGCTAGTAACAAGCGTCACTTGCCTGTCTTTGTGCTAGGCTTTGGTAGTCCAAAGTGGACATCCTAAGGAGATAAACAATGGCTCAAAACAAATACCTACTTAACATACCACCAAAGGTATGGACAGTACTTGCTGCATGGTTTCACGTTCTAGTTGGCGGAGTGCTAACTGAATACATTATGCACCACTCAACATCCCTTAAAGCACTTGGTGGAGCAGGCTTAGCCGCTCTAGTACCAGTCCTTTATCGCTATGTTAATCCAGGTGACACATTCCCAGCGCCAAACAAAGCGCTTATTGCTGCAGATGCGGCAGTAAAAGAATAACAATTTAATAGCAAGACAATGCCCCCGCCTTAATCGGCGGGGGTTTTTTTCTTTTGTTTTTTACTTAACTCGCTATCATAGTAGCCGCTCGTACGGAATCGGGCGCCCTTCAGGCGCTTGCTTTATCTACTCGCTTCACCGCTTACGCTCGTATTGTAGCCCAAAAAGGAATTTTTACGCCAATTGCAAAAACGACACGCCGTAAGGATTTAATTATTTTTTCTCGGCGTGTCGCGCTACGCTCACACGCTTACGGTTGGTGCTACTATTGGCCTATGGAAAAAGAAACTACTATCGCACATCGTTCGTTCAGTTCATTCACCTCATGGTTACGTTGTGGTAAAGCATGGCAACTAGAGCGTGACTTACAAGCACCGTCTGACCCTGCTTGGTGGTTCGTCGGAGGCTCTGCCTTCCACTCCGCTGCAGAGAAGTACCTGCTACGCCAGTTTGAATTATCCAAAGATACATCCAAGACAGTGGAGGTACCATTCTAATGTTTGAATTCCATTGGAGTTGGGAAGACTTCTTATTTGGTTTTAAGCAATGTATCCATCACAAATTCTTTTCTATTCATATTGGCTTTATGACATTTGCTTTTTGTTGGGCAATTGAAGAAGACATCTCTGACTGGTTTGGTTTTGATGAGGATGATGAGTGAAGACATCGCTAACCTTAGACCAACCAAGGGTCAGGAAGGCGATTACCGAAGCCTTGGACCAATTAGAATCTGCCCTTGTGGTTCAGACTTATGGGATGTCAAATGTAAATTTGATACCGACGGTGAATTGGGAATCTATTTCCTTGACATGCGATGCTCTCTATGCGACAGTCTTGCAGTCGCACCAATGCCAAACCTTGGAAGGGATTACTGATGGGCGCTAAGCGTGCAAAGATAATTAGTCGTGATGCTTTTATGAAGTCCTTTGTTGAGGCTGAAGTTGTAATGCGTCGCAACCTTGCGGCAAAGATACAAGAAGCAGTTGACAGTGAGACTGATGAAGGTATAAAGTCTGGCCTTCTAAAAGCAAAAGAAATAGTATTTGGGAGGGTTGAAGAATGACTTGGGAAACTATGTGGCGTGAATCATTTGACGCCGAGATTGAAACTGTACAGAACAAGTCTGGTAGCAATCCATTTGATTGGCGTCGTGGTGGTAGGTCTACCAAAGATAATCCCAACAAGGAAGATGGCAACTGGTGGGATGAAAACGGAGAACGTATGTTCTTTGATTTCATTAATGCTTGGCAGTCATCAGGCTTTGAGATATGGGTATCACCAGAAGGTGTACCTGGAATTGAAATAGGATTTAACAATTTATTTGGCGATGTACCTATCAAGGCATTTGCCGATGCAGTTGTTATGTCTGGTAATGAACTAACAGTTATAGACTTTAAGACTGGTAGTTATATGCCAGACTCATCACTTCAACTAGGTGTATATGCTAGCCTTATGGAGTTACAATTTGGAGTACGCCCAACTAAGGGCTACTACTACAGCGCACGTAAAGCACAGTTCATTGAGTCAACAGGCATTGAACGTTGGACTATCCCAGTACTTACTGAGATGTTCCGCCAGTTCAATCTTGGTATTGAAAACCAAATATTTTTACCTAACATTGGTATGTCGTGTGGCACCTGTGGCGTAAAGGAGTATTGTTTCGCCGTCGGTGGCCAACTAGCAGAAATCTATGACCCG